AGGAAGACCCTCGAACCGTCTCGGCCTTACACGGTTGTCCCGCTGAAAAGTTGGACTGGTCTCTAGGCAAGCGGGGAAACTTAGTGTTTTCCGCTGACCTCAAGTCGGCAACAGACTACTTCCCACAAGACCTAATGGAAGACGCAGCCGATGTGCTCTCTAGGAATTGGCCGGAGGAACTCCGGTCCCTTTTCAAGAGGGCGGTAGGCCCTCACCTTCTCCACTCTCCCAAGGGTGAGAGGTCGGTGCTTACTAGTCGGGGAATCCTCATGGGTTCCCCCGTCTCTTGGCCCCTTCTATCCATGTATAGTGCTTGGCTCCATTCGGAGTCCGGCAGTACAGGATGGATGGCGGTCTGCGGAGACGACTACATCGGTTGCCACACATACCCCACTTATCGTAAGTACCTGACGATTAGGTCACTTACCGGCGCTGTAGGTTCTCCTGGGAAGGACATCCTCGGACGTGAGTCTGTTGGAGTCTTCGCGGAGGAACTAGTAAGCGTTGGTAGGTGTCGTTGGGTACCTACGGTCTCGGTCCGCGCGGTCCTCGGGGACCCTAAGTCAGGAACACCTGCCTGGGCGCAGGGCCCAGAGGTGTCCCAATCTTTGGCTAAGATTGACTTGGACCGAGACGGGTGTTCTCGTCTGTGTGAGAAGCTTCATAAAGCTCAGTTTTCCATTTTGAGGCGTAACGGAATAGATCCGTTTTGTCCGCGGTGGGTTGGAGGCGCCGGGTTCCCAGGCGTCCCAACTCAGGCCAGCCTCGTTCGAGCACGCCGGATGATGTCCCAGTCGTCGAGCCAGATCACCAAATGGGTGATAGGCTTCGAGACTGCCTGGACTACGGAGTGTTCCAACGAGTTGCTGGCCTCCACGGTCGCGGATTCTATATCTCGTAACGCTGAATTCCAATGGGATACAGGACGGCCTGGGGAATGGGGGCCTCTCCGAGATGTTGTCGCATCCCGGATTGGTTCCCTATCCTGGCCCTACTACCTCGCGGGCGCTTCGCAACGCACGCTGAGGGTTAGTATCCGTTCTGTAAGTTCTACTGTCTCTCGTTTGACCGGGGAGATAACCTCTAGGGGTTATTGGGTCTCTCCGGAAGAGAAGATAGTAAACGGTAATGGTCTGGCAGATGCACTCGATGCCCTCGAGCCGCAAGTGAAGCCAATACCTTACACTCCCATATTACGAGTGATTTTCCTACCTGGTACGTCCGCGGAGTTCTTCATGGCAAAGAAGAGATCCTCGGGCCCGGGCACCCCAGACTGGGGTCCTCGGAAACGCGCCAGGTTGGTTTAACTTGTTCCTAACTCTTGGGGTACACGCGTAGTGATAGGACCGACAAAGAATGACGGTGATAGTTCCGGCAGCTTGCGCGTAAGTCCGAGGACCCATAGGGGGGACAAGCCCTTTCCTATGCGACCTGAACCTGTTCCTATTACTATGCGT